TTATTAGAGGGAGGCGTGTCAGCTACGTGGGTATATGTAGGCGATGTGAAACCGGTCTGCGCAGCCCCAGTAATAGGGCTAGTTAGACTAATTGTCATCGAAATGACCTTTCGTAATAGAATTACAGCAAGAGACCTCTCGGTCTACGCTGAGGGTGGATAGAAGCATTTGCCTGAGCCCATAGTGCTGACATGTTTGCCCAAGGCGCAAAAATTCCCGGTAACGAGAATTCAAGCGCCCCGAACGGCAAGCCGACATTAGGGGAGCGGGTCCATTTGCGACTATCCAGCTTAGCGACAGTGCCATCTCCGCCACTACCTTTATAACCAACAAGTCCCTTCATGTAGTCGTTAGCCGGTGTAAATCCGACAGCATATTGCTTATGGATTATCACAGACTTATCGACCCACGCGACGTCGCTTGTACTAGTTATATTGGCAGTGATTATGTCACCAACATTGGTGAAATAATCGATGAGAAACGACCAGGGTAATAGCTCCCACGCAGTAGGAAAGAACTCTGTCGGCGTAAAGCCGTAGTGTTCTAACCGTTCTTTGTAGGGAGCGCTGACCGTACGCTTGACACAGCCTCGCAACTTCACGATAGCAGATTCAACTTGTCTTCTATTTACATAAAAGAAAAGGAATCCGCGACCGTCACTGGTGCGTTCTGTGGAGCTTGACCGAATCTTCTCGTCCTTTCCAAATCCACTAACAAAATGGACTTTGTCAGGAGTCAGTGTATTGTACGCCTTAAAAGCGCGACCAATATCACCGATTAGAGGAGACCAGCCAAACGCTTGTTCAAGCCACAACCCAGACAAATTCTTTTGCCAATCTTTAGGTCTTTTCTTTTTCGCGTCCTTGACGCGATCTAAATAAGACCTAGCTAGATTGCTAAGACCTTGTAAGGGGTGTCTCATCATGTGAACAGTTTCTCCAAGTTCCCCTAGAAACGTAGGTGCCGAAAAGGCCACTTGCGCTGCTCGGAGACGCTTTCGGAAATTGATCACGGCACGGTTTAAAGCATTGCTCGTTGAGGATATATCGGGAAGCCATAGATCCTGACCATTAATGATCAGGTGATCCATGACTAACCATGCCGGGTAAGACCCGGAAATGTCGAATTTCCTCAAAATACCTTGGTTATCTTTCCAGATTACCCAAGAGTACCCAACTAAGTAGTCGAGGCTTAAATAGTAACCATTAGCATCGGTAGTAGCGTTTTGGAGATTAAGAACTTGTTCCTTCCAATGAGGGTTCTTGAAACCGTTAAGATGTCGATAGATTTTGCCCACTCTTAAGTGGACATCTCTAGGAACAGGTTGACCGTCCCAAGTACCTCCGGAAAAGATCCAGGTTCCGTTTCCATAAACGCTCTTATCTCTGCTATAGGCCTCCATAAAGACTCCTTACTGAGTTGGAAAGCAATTTAAAACCTGTAGTCACTAGGAACGCTGCCAACCGAAGTCGGTAAGATTCCAAGGTATTGCGTACCAGACTACCATTACTAGTAGTCTATAGCTACAGAGAGAAGGTTCCACTTAAGTGCTTAACGCACTTCAGAGGGTCCCCGTAAG